ATCCGCCGCGCTTGTCAAGGCGCGCCTCGTCCCGTTCTTGCTCTAGTTTGCGGGCCAGCTCTAGCATCTCCTCCAAATAAATGAGATTGCCGGGATTCTCTGTCAGTAGGCGCTCATAGAGCGCGTCCGTCTCTGGTGTGTCCATATTCGTTAGTCGCTGTATCGCGTTGATTGCCCTGTCCATATGTGTGTCCCGTCGTGCTGCGCGTGCTCGACTGCAAAAGACTGGCCGCCGAGACCGTGGATGTTCGCGATGTCTTCGACCGCCAGCCGTGTTAAGGCGTTTTGAGATGTAATCTCGAACGTAAACCGTTCGACGTTTCCGCTGCTGGAGAGATGATCTCTCGCACCTTCTACCGTGATTGTATTTTGTATTTTCATATTTTTTTAGCGGAACCACTTCGCAAAGTGTCCGAAATTTCTAGGTTGCGTTACGTTGTTATTTTTGCCGCAGACGTCGCACTGGCCGTAATGCCAATTCGCAATGCGCCTGGACTTGCTGCCGTGCTTTACGCCGCAGTCCCAGCACGACCAGGCTGGGTAAGGACGTTCTTCTTTTTTAGTTTTCATTTCTTTTTTTTAGTTTGGTTGGTCTCTGCAATGTATCTCTCGACCGCCTGCATGTGCTCCGTCGCTAGTGCTCGACCGTCCGCGTCGTCCGAGTAGCTCGTGTCGTAGCGCGGCATCGGCAAGTTGCGAGACAGGCGGAACCCTATCGGGACTTCGGCCATGCAGATTACTAATCGGATCGAAAGCGGTTGCATATTTATTTTCCTGCGCGTATCCCGCCGCGCCCCGGTGCCTGCTGCTAGGGGGAGATCAGAACGGGATATCGTCACCGTCTGGATCGATCGCCGACACTATCCCTGTCGGTGCCTTAACCTTTTGGGGAACGCGCACCGAGCCTGCAAGCCTTTCAGCCATGAACTTCTTGCGCTCGTCCCCGAAAACCCAGCGCTCCAGACAATTGAATTTGTGGTCTGGGTTTGTTGCTCCTGGCTCTTCGCCGATCAGCGCCACGCCTTTGACTCCGACAATATCTAGCGCTTCAATCTCGACGTCTTCGCCGGGGATTACTGCTCGCCCGATCGACGCTAGGAACTGATCGATCTTCCAGCTCGCCTTCGCCGTAAAGACGAGATGATCCCAAACTTCAGGGCCTTCGCTTCCGTCAGGTAGAAGGATCGTGCAGACCAGTTTAATCATCGCGTTGCCGCTCTGACTTGTTTTCTCGGTCGCGCTTGCAACCTCGACGTTATAGATACCCGGCGGGACGAGATAGACTCCCGCTGGTTTTGGTTCGCTCGCTTTGTATGTTGGCATTTTCTATTTTTCTTTTTGTTTAAATTGACGCATTTGCTTTGTGCCTGGAGCCGTCTTTACCAGTGTCTGGGGATTCTCAATGCCTAGCTCTGCAGCCAGTTCGAGAAATTGTTCTGCGCTCATCTTGCCGCCGCCGGTTAGAAACGCATGCGTCGGCGTGAGCTGTGCTGCGAGCATCAGTGCCGTTGCAGGCTCGATGTATTGCCGATCTTTTGGGTTGGTCAGTGCCCACCCATCAATCGTCTCTCCTGCCTCCAGCCGTGCTTTTAACGCGTCGTTGAGCGGGTCGCCAAATTCCTTGACAAAGAATTTGAATCTCGCCACAAAATCCGCGTGCTGTTTTGGATCCGCGAGAAGCCTGTCGCGAATGATCGTGAGCGAATCTCCGTTGACTGCAGAGACATCGGCGAGAGCGGCCTTGCTTTGCACAACGAGCGCCTTGCAGGTGTCTTGGTGTTTGCACCAGCCGCAATACTCGCACGGTGTCGGCTGCGCCAGTGGTGACGTGGCGCGCGAGACAATTGATGTAATCACCCGCTCCGCCTGCTCGCGAGTAAATCGGTAGCTGCGCACCACTCGGTGATCGATGTAAAGGACGTGTGCCGTCCACTCCTCGACCCAGTATTGATCCATGCACGCTAGGCTGTAAGCCGCGAGCTGCTCGCGGTAGTTTCTGATCTGGCCCGACTTAATATCTGCGACCCATCTGCGCAATTCGCAGAGCGCATCCGCTGTGCCGCTTGCCGAGAGTTGGCTGACGTGCATGGCAAGATATTCTTCGCGAGTCTCAATGTAAGCGCCCTCGCTTAACTCTCGCAACTTTTCCACTCCCCACACGCAGGCCGCGAAGTCTTCGCTCCCCGGCTCTAGCGTCGAGAGCGGCAACGGATTGCCGAGCATCGTCTCGCGGATGATCACGTCGAGCTGCGTGCCACGCATCGCGGCGGGACTGCTCCCGCCGCTGGATTCGTAGAGCACGCACTCGGAGAGTTTCGAGAGCGAGCTGCAACGGATTTCGCTCATGCGTTTGTTGCCCTCCATTCCAAAGCGGTGTTGACGAATTGATCGACGCGGCCAGCCACTCTGTGGAGATACTCTGGTTCGCAGTCGCGCCACGTCTGCTCGCTAGTTAAGACGTTGCGCGAGATGAGAAATTGATTGACGGCGCCTTCGTGCTCCGCGAGTCGTGCCTTCCAATCCTGCGCTGGCGGCTGCTCTGGCTGCTCTGCTGACGCTGGCATTGCTGCTGATACCGAGACAGGCTCAAACAAATGCGCCACCGATTCCCAAACTAGCGGCAACTCTTCTGCCAATCCGCTGCGTGTCTTGGCATCGTAGGCTGCCGAATGCGTCGTTAGGATGATGCGCTCCTTGCCGCCGATGCCTTTGCCGCGGCCAGTGTCAGTGGTCGAAACTTTGGTCTTAAATCTCAAGAACCAAAGCTCGTCTGCGAACTCCTTGAGCAGCGGCGAGCACTGCTTTGAGAGCTTGAGTTCGTAGCGGTCGTATGCTGCCAACGCGTCCGGCGCTTCGAACTTGTGGATTTTACTGTGGGCGATCAGCACTACGTTCTTTCCGACTTCGATGAGTGCATCAACGCTAGACAGCATCCGGGCCATCCGCTCGGCCACCATCACCCATCCCTTGCCGTATCCAAAATCTTCGATGCTGGTCTTCTTCGTAGTCGCCAGCAGGTCTTCGATGCAGAGCCGCTCGGCCCAATCCGCGCTGTCGATGACAATGGTTTTGTAGTCGGAGCTGCGGCACTCTGTCAGCGAGTCGGTCAACTGCTTCCAGCTGCCGATGTCGCAGCGGTCAACATCTAGGTGGCTAGTGCCCTGCTCGATGTCCAGGAAGAGCGGCTTTGGGAATTGAGCCGCGAAGGTTGATTTGCCGACGCTTTCGACGCCGTAGATTACTACGCGCTGGGCGCGTTGTTGTTTTCCTGATGTAATTTTCATTTGTTATTAATTTTTTTGATTTCGTTGAATAATGGGCCGAACTCAAATAGTTCAGCGAGTTTTGAATATCTGACTTGGAATGCAATGAGTTCACTTTTTGCGTTTGCGATGACCTGCCGTGTTGCCTCTGCATCGTCCATGATGTTATTGACATGGATGAAACTACCGCGTTTTGCGTTGTCGATTGTGCCGTCTGGCTCAAGGTGTTTGATCGGCCAGAAGGCGCGAACCGTCAGCGTCTTTTGATCCGATGTGGTGATCTCTACTTTAATCCTACGAATAAGATCGTAGGCTTGCGCCTCGCGCCACTTGATAGCGGCTTCAGTGTCGTCCCACTCAAAGTATTTGTGCAGACTGCTGAGTGGGTTTGCTGCTTCCGTCAGGAGCGTTCGCGGGTTGAGTCCTGCCGGACGACTCGCGATTGATTCCAACTGTTTTTTGATCTCATCGTTTTTCGATTCAATCTCGTTTTCTTCTTTTATCAGTTTCATTTTCTATTTTGTTTGTTGTTTGCGATCCACTTATACCCCGCTCTATCGCTGCGGTTTGTGCTATGCCTGCCTTGCCGCGCCCCGCCGTGCCGAGCCATGCCGCGCCACGCCCAGCCTGCCTTGCCGAGCCATACCTCGCCCCGCCTCGCCATGCCTAGCCTGCCTTGCCGTGCCCCGCCTCGCCACGCCTCGCCACGCCACGCCTGCCTTACCATGCCTGGCCTTGCCGCGCCGCGCCGCGCCTCGCCTTGCCTGCCTTGCCGTGCCTTGCCGAGCCTGGCCTTGCCCAGCCTGCCTTGCCTTGCCATACCAATCCTCGCCGCGCCTAGCCTGCCGTGCCGCGCCGAGCCTTGCCTTGCCTTGCCCGGCCCTGCCTCGCCTAGCCTGCGTAGGGTTGCAGTCGGATTCCACGGAATCCGCTGCGGGTTGTATTGTCGCCGTGGCGAAAGTCATACTATTCGTTAGCGAGGGTGAAAGTGCCCCAGCCCATGCCGGCTGACATCTTGGAGTCTGGGCGACCTTCGCCGATACCCACTTGCTGCCCAACTCGCTGGAGTAGGTTGGCAACATCCGTCGAAGTGAACTGGTCAGAATCATAGCTGATGTTCACATCAGCAGACCAAGGCCAAAATTTAGCCCGCACCCGGATGTCGCAGACGCCTGTCGCGTTTCGAGCGTGCATGATATGTGGCTCCGACGTTCCGATGATTTTTATCAACGGGACGGCGTCCACTTTATCGAATCCATCGCCCTCGACAAAGATCGAGAGCTTGGCCAGCGTCATTTTAAACCCTACCAATCGGCAGGCTGAAATAAGACCGTTGCGAAATGCTCCGGCGGGGATGCCTTCCCATCCTTCGCTGCTGACGTGCTTTGCTGCCACGAAGTCCGCGTCAAAGTCGCGTGCCTCTTTGGCTTTTTTCTTGTTTGCTTGGCTTCCCAGCTTGTGCTTTTCGATCATCGTGTTGATCGCCTTCTCCGAAAATCGGAGTTGGATGTAGGGTGCCGTGCCGACGATGTTAAATCGTGCCTTGACGATGTTAGGTGCTTTGATTGTTACGTTTTCAGTTTCTGGTTTCATATTCTGTATTTCTATTTCTATTTTTCGTTGGTTTCGGCAGCGTATACGGCCACTGCCAGTGCCGCCCAGGTGTGGGATTTGATGCCGTAGGTTCCCCCCGGCTTCTTCTTCGTTCCTTGCGGCCCGAAAATGTCGATGAGTCTCTGGCGGATGTTGCCGTCCTTGGCTCGCATAGAGCCGCAGAGATACATTTTAACATCCTTGCGGTAGCAGAGCCGCACCTCGCAGCGCGCCACCTCGATAAATCGCCCGATCCAGACACAGGTTTCGAATGTCGAAGACCCTACCGCCATGCCGTAAGATGCGATCATCTCACAAGCGACGCTTGTGTATTCGCGGCCGATCAGAATCTGCCTGATCTCCGCATTCGGTAGGTGGCCGTGGTCGATGATCAGGCCGCGCTCAAATTGCACAAAAGCGGTGTGCGTTGTGCCGGGGTCGAGTGCGATCATTTCAGTGCCGCCCTTTTGAGTTTGTCTGCAGGCAGACCCAAAATCTCGCAGATGTGTGCGAACGATTTGCTCCGAATAAAATGCAGCGCGCTCGCCCTGTTGTCGGTCTGTTCCCGGCGCGTGGATTTGGAGGCGTATTCCTTGTCGTTCTGCGCGTCGATGATTGATAGCTCGACCATGCCACAGAGAACATTCCTGACAAACATATCGCACATCGGCTCGCTCATTTCCGTTCTCCTTTGTTGTGGCGGTTAAACCACCATTTCCGCATTTTCGTGGCCTCGTCTTCGGCTCTGAGTTTGCCGACTAGGTATCCAGCGGCAAACGTCATCACTCCGCCGATGGAGTAGATGAGAATAAATTCTTGTGCGCTCATTGTGTGATCCAGTGCAAGGCGGTGATTTGTCCGTTGACTAGCAACCTTGCGCTAGGGTGCGTGCTGGTTTCGCTGGCCCAAACTTCTCCGTGCGACTCGACCCACCCTTTACCTAAGTCGATGTCTAGGCAGGTGGCGATGTCTCTCGCTCCGCCGACGCTGCGGCGGGCTCCGTCGCTGTATTCGATTGTGATTTTCATTTTTGTAGTAGGTTAATTTTTTAGGCTGGGATCAGGTCAACGATGTTGTTGCGCTTAGAGAGTGCGCGGTATCCGGCGGGAGTTGTCGAGCCTTCGATGATGATGTGGGCGGGGATCGCTGCGCCGCGTGAGCGGGTTTCCAGCTTTCCGGAGACTAGGGTGATCTGGCGGCTTGTGCCGCAGTAGAGGTAAAAGGGAGCAAACATTTTGTATGCGCTTTTGTAGGTGTTGGGAACTGATGAGCGGGCGCTGATTGCGCTGGTCACTTTGTAGCCTTCGGATTCTAACTCGGTGATGCGATCGGCTAGGTCTTTAGCTGCGCTCTCTGGAGCAGCGTGGGTGTATTTGGTGAGAGCTGCGGCGGCTGGTGCGATTGTGATTTTCATTTTGTATTTCTGTTGTTGGTTTCTTCGTCGGAGGGCTCATCCCTCGTTCGATGTGCAAACCATCTAACATCTCAAAAAATTGAAAAGCTTTTTTTTAAAAATATATTTTCCGCCGAGACGAAAAAAAGCTTTACATACCCACTCAGCCAATGCCAGAGCGGCTCTGCGGGCGTTCCCTACCCGTGCCAGTCTGTGTTTTTACCCCTACAGTCGATGTGGACAAATCCTGCATAGGTGCCGATTCCGCCTGAGAAAATGCCCTCTGAGCGCACCTGCTTGGCGATCTTTACGATCTCAGGGACGGGGACTTTGGCGGTGATATCGAGCGCCATAAACTTGACGTGGTAACTGTGCAGTGCTCCGCCAATAGCCTTGTTGTATTTTTCGTTTCGGTAGGCCGAAATGATGCGCACCGGCACTCCGAGCCGCTCGCGTATTGCATCCGCAGCGTAGAGCGTCGGGATGATGTCAGCCCAGAGAGCGCGAGCGGGGATCCTGTTGCAACGCAGGTAAGAATTGCTCGCTCCGAGCGTCAGAACTTCCTTCGCTCTAAAATATTTGATCCCTTGGCGGTCGAGCAACTTTTGGAAGTCGATATGCGCTTGGGTCATTTATCTCGGCGGGTAGGCGAGTGCATGATGTAGCCTCCTGCGCGGTCAATTAGCTCGAGCGGCGGAGAGAACGAAAGCGTCACGTTGCCTGCCTTCGTCGGCCAAGACACAGCGCATCCGGTCAGCAGCAAAATGACAGCGAATATCATCGCCGCAAACATACCATGAACGAGAGTTGCGTAGTTCATTTTTTCTCCTTCCGAAAAACGTCGTAGAGACCGATCAGCGCGATGACTAATGAGCCTACAGCCGCGAGCTGATTTGGATCGATGACAATACCAGCCAGCGCCAACAGGGTGGCAAGGCCAGTCCAAGTGGAGCTTTCGCGGAGTTTACCTAACAGGGAGTCGATTATAGTTTTCATTTTCGGAGCTGCTTAACCATGTGTATGAGTGTGGCAATTCCGACCGCGAGCCCAACCGAGAGCGAAGCGATGCGGATGCCGGTTTCGATGTGCGGGAGGAGAGAGACGAACACCCCGCCGAAAGATGCGCTGGTGCCGAGAAGGCCGGAAAAGTAAGGGTGTTCGGTCATGGCGTTACAATTTCAATCCACTTAGGCAATGGTGTTCCCTCCGGAAGCAGAGCACTCCATTCCCATTGGGTGGGCTCGTCAATATCGTCGGGCGTTGGAACTAGCGTAACACCCCACGCCATTGGTCGAGTTTGATCGTCAGCGGTTTGATCCCAGCAGAACCACGGCAGGTTGTTGTCGTGTAGCTCGGTCGCTCGGTAGCGTGTCATTGGCGGGTGTTGTGTCATGGTAGTCCGAGTCCTTGGCCAAGGGTTTGTTTTAAGAGACTATGCAAGGCGAGCGATTGAGATTCGCTCAACGCAAGATTCGCAAACACGCTCGTAAAATGCATGGTCCCATTAAATCCACGGTCTGATAAAACTGGCCCAGCGTGCCCGATAACCAAATTCGACTGAGTGCCGCCTAGCGGCGTGCTTAGCGGGATGGATGATGCTAGCGCGCCACCATTTTTCCCAACCCTTAGTATCGGTTGGGTTGGCTCAAATACATGAGTCGAGGAGTATGGGTTGGCAGGCCGAGTAGTCACCGCAGGCGGGTTAATAATAAAACTTGATTCGATAAAATCGCCTCCATTATCAGCAACTGCGACACAAACGGTAGTCGTAATTGCCCCTGCATTTCGAGTGCCCATCAAACTGATAATCCCGCCGCTTCCACCACCATCGTCAGTGGTTGAGTTTGCTGCGAAAAACGTGCAATTCTGCGTGCCGTTTAACGCCAGAGTTGTCGTGATGTGCTGGGTCGATGTCCTGACAAATGCTATCCCATCCGCCCCCCAAGTCGGCCCATTTACCAGTGTTCCATTGTAGGTTCCAAGCCCGCCGAGCGAGTAGGCTGTCGATCCGGTGCCTGCGTTCTGGGCGGAGCGGAGCGGCCAGCAGACCATCGAGCTCCAGAGTCCAAGGCGTTTGATGCCTTTAACAAAATAGTTAACCGCTGCGCGATCAGTAGCTCCGCTTGCATTTATAAATACGCGAGCGTCTTGATCGAATGACGCTGTGAGCGCTGGAAAACCAAGGATCATTTTAAAAAATGTCCCCTCCGAGAACCCATTCGTTGGTGCCGAGCTTGAGCAGTGTTGCGAGGCTGTATTGGTTTGCTATCTCATCCGCCCCACCCGGCGAGTTGATCGTAACGCCCGAGCCTGCCGTCAGAGCCACACCGCTCACCGCCGAGCGGTAGAGCAGCACCTGAGAGCCTGTCGGGAACGGCACCGATGTATTAGGCGGCACGGTGATCGTCATGCCTGTCGTGGCGTTGATGAGTCCGTAAGCGTCTGAGAGCGCGAGCGTGTAGGCTGTAACCGAAACAGTGTTGATCGGGAGCGAGAACTGCGGCACCGGCGAGAACGCCGCCGTGTCGATCAACTCCTCCGCAACCGTGCATCCGCTCAGGATAACCGTCTGGCGAGTGCCTGCCTCCGTGAGTTCGATCTCCAGGTCGAGATCAACGGTGGAGTTGTTTCCGACGAGATCGCGGAGCGCGAACGTTGCAAAGTTTACGTCTGCCGTTTTGCCGGGCTTGGCGCTCAGGCCGCTTTGAATGGTAAGCGTTGGCTGCTCGCTGTAGCCTTTACCGCCTCCGAATGTGATGTCGGCAAACTCTCCGTCGATACCTGCAACGGACACGCCCCCGGCGCCAATACTGTCGAGTGCTTGAAGTGCCGTTGCGATGTCTGACGCGATAGCAGAGGCTGGCAGAGGGTCAGTCTGGCGAAGGAAGGTTGCAATCGAACCAGCAGTCGTTGCTGCTGTAGCCGATGCAGTAGTGATCGTCGTGCCCCCTGCGGTAGTGGCGACGAGAAACGATGTCACTGAAGGGATCGAGTTGATGAAAAGCGTCTGGCCGCGAGTGAATCCGGTGATCGTCGTATCGAATCCGGTGATTGTGATCGGCTGGTTGAGTGCGAGGCCGTGCGTTACGCTTGTGAAAAAAACACCTGCTGTCACAGTGCTGTTGCTGGTCAGTGCGATGTCTGGGAAGGTCAGGCGGAACGTGCCTGCGAAGGGTTTTTGCGAAAATGTGAGTCGCTGTATTTCATTCTGCAATCCGCTGCCGGTGACGGTCGTTGCAATCGTAGCGGTGACGGTTGTTGAGAGATCGGTCCACGTGGCCTGATAGACGGCAGGCGTGAGCCGGAGTTGGATCTCCTGCACTTCTTTTGTGCTTGCGCTGCCCGCGATGCGCTCGTCGATAACCGCAACCGTATCGGGGATGAGTTGCGAGACGTCGGCGGTAATGCTGCCGCGGGTTCCCGCGGTGGTGAAGCGAACCGTAAAATGATCGTCCAGCGCACCGGTCACCGTGACGCCGCCTGCGCTCGAGATCGCCGACAGCGAGTTGAGCGCAGTTGCGATCTGGCCTGCCGTGGCTGCCGCTTCAATGCCGCTCGTTGTGTCGCCGCCGAAGGTAAGCGTATACGTGCCACTTTCAGGGACTCCGGAGCGGCTACCGATGCCGAACTTGATGCTTGACGCGCTCTTATCGACAACCGTGAACGGCTGGTTGATAACTCCGGTGGCTTGCAAAAAATAAAGGTTAAACGCGCCGTTGTCTCCCTTCGTAAACCGGACGCTTCCGGCGGGGGCTAGGTTTGTCTCGCTCGCAGCGAGACGGTTGTTGGTCAAATCGATGAAAAGGTCACGTGCCATATTATTTTGGGGGAGTTGTCAATTTCTGGGGTCTTGCAGCCTCGCGCCGGTTGTCGTGTTGTAGATCGGGGAACCATCAGTTGCCGCGTAGGCATAATATTCGGACGGAGTAAGGTCAATATTTACCGCTGTCTCCGATTCGAAATAAGAGTAAAGAGTTGTTGATTTTTCCTTATATGTCAGCGTTCCAATGGGGATTTCAACATCACTAAAATTAAATCCTACCGCTGTTCCAAGTAGCTCTGAGGAGCCCTCAAAAAGAAACATAGTAAAATAAAAAAACGGATAATATTTTTTATTGTGAAAAACGCAATTCATGCCTTCATTCTTTACCCTTGATATTACTAAATACGGTTCCCCCTCATATATAAAGGCATCATCAAAATTTTTACTGAAGTCTTTTGTTATTTCCTCTACCAATTTAATTTCTTCTTCATAAGAATCAAGGGTCCCAGAAACTGTAAACTCTGGAATATCACCATCTCCTGGGAAGGTTATTGATCCAGTATCAATTTTTTTAATCCTCCACCAGAATTCAGCTAATTCATCCAATGTAAATTCAAATGGATAAGGGCTTCCGCTTTCTCCCAAAAAGATAGTTCTCTCGTAATATTCTTCTGCCTCTTCTTTTGTAAAAAATGCAAACGGGAACCCACTAAATCCAGAATAGTTAAACTTTTGGAAATTTGTTGCAAAATTATCCTGCCTTGTCCCAAAAGCTACTCTTTGTCCCATAAAATTATGGAATTTCTATGGGGTATTGTTCCCCGGCGGCGTCTTGCGTCGCACATTGGAACCCCTCTTTGTAAAGCGTGCCATTGATAGCAACAATATATTCTCGTGTGTTTCCGCCGGTCCCGGTCCCCCAACTCAACGCTCCGCCAGTCGAGCCGAGCACGTAGGTTCCGGAGCTGGGAGCGGGAATATAATTAAACGCTCCACTTGTAAACGCCAAGACTGAGCCTTCGGTAGGAGTAGCAATAACCGTAATCTTGCTCCCGTCCCAAATGTAAATTTGGTTTGCTTCTGTTCCAGCGTCAATATTTAGCCTGCGCTGGCTGTGTCCGCCTGCTCCGGTTGTTTCCGTGTAAACCCCTTCGGCAATATCAAGGGTGGCAAAAACAAAATCTTGCATCAGGTCTCTGGCTTTGATCGCGTAGGGATAATCTTTGCCTGTGGTGCCTGTCGGCCCCTTGACAAGCTCTTCAAAATTAACTGGTGGGTTGGAGGGCATAAATCAAAGAGCAAAATCAAAGTTATTTCCGGTTTTGAACGCAATAGTCACCGATGCTCCAACTCCGTTCTTGTTAAATGCGGCAATTTTCGCTTGATAAACAGTGCTCCCCGACAACCCTTGAATACGCAGTGAAAGGGTGCTACTACTGCTACCAGCTTGGCCCAAGCCGATACTAAAAGTATTACCTCTGGCTCCTGCTCCATAAGTCGCCCTAAGAGTCTCATTCCCAATTTTTACCTGCACCCCGTCAGAGAATGGCGGTTTAAAAAGGTAAATAAATGCCCCATCTTTAACACTACTAATGGAATCAAGTGTTACTTGTGGTGACGGCGAAGCGTCATTAAAAAATGATCCGAAATTAATATTACTTGTTTGAACAATATAGTTGATAGAGATTTCATCGAAGCTACCGAAATTAGTGCGTTCAAATCCTAATGGTACCGCAAAAAATGGAAGGCTTCTCCTCTGAGTAGGTGATGGGACATAGCCTGAATTTAATATCGGGAATATTTCAACCGCTGAAAATGATTGTGAAAAAAGATCGATATCAGTGTCTTTTACAAAGGCTCCTCCTATAGAGCGAATGTCTGTTGGTTGCTGAATTCTTTCGTTTGCTGGAACGCAAAAACGAAAATAAGCATCAGCATAGTCGTAGAAATAAGGCGACTTATAAAAATTAGATATTGTTTGAGAGCTGTTGCTATCATTTGGGTCATAGCTAAGGTTTACGTTTGAAATATTTGCAGTAAAATTAATTGCCCTTGTGCCTATTGGGCCTCTAATCCTTTGCCCCGTTTTGTTAGTCCGGCCATACGCCGTCACGCGAAACTCCGAAAAACCATCGTCTCTGGCTACTTCCGCCGTATCAGGGAAAATATAAAGCCCATCAATCGCGGGTGCATCATCGTTAGGCATTTTAGCTCCAGCTTTTAGTTGATTACGATAAGTTGCAGCATTAGCATTCCGACAAACAAACGACTGCTCCACACGCACCAACCCGCTCGGGTAGGTCTGCACCGTGCGGTTAGGGAGTGCGATTAGTTCAGATGTTCCGTGGTAAGTGTATGCCATAATTTTTATGCGAGCGCCGTCATCGGCAACCTGTCTCGGATCGTTGAAATAATGTCGGTCCAGCCGTTCAGAATTGATGTAATCGACGTCACGTCGGCAATAGCGTCGCCGCCGTCTCCGCCCTTTCCACCATTGCCACCGTTGCCACCCGCTCCACCTTCGCCGCCTGTGAAGTTGTTTGTAATCTCGGCTTGCAACGCTCCGACAGCGCTGTCGATTTGGGCTTGATCGGCCTTCACTGTCATCGGCACGTCGGTGGCTGCGGCTTCTAAATCGGAGCGAACTGCTTGTTTTGCCGTGTCGTCTACCGTCGGGCTTACTACCGTGGCGACGCTTGCGAGCTCGGTTTCGAGCGTATTTTTTGCATCAGCGACTGCCGTGCTTAAGTCCGACTCGTTTATCGATGGCGTCACGTCTGGGGTGTTAATCCCATCAAGCTCCGTGTTTGCCGTAGCGACCCCGCCTGAGACGCTCCCGATAGCTGGCGTGACCGTCGGCGCGTTAATGTTTGCTAGAGCCGTTTGGACGGCTTGCAACTTGTTATTTACGCCAATCTCATCAACCGTTGGTGTGACGTCCGTAACCGGCATATCAGCAATCGCCTGAACAGCCGCGTTGATGGCTTTAATTTTAGTTTCCTGCGTCGCCATTTTATCAACATCGAGCCCGAGCTTTTTAATGATGTCCTCGATACTCATTTGGGACATATCCACGCCGATAAAATCCTTCATCTCCCCGAGTTTTGTTCGGGACTCTACTAGCGCGGCATTAAGCGCCTTGGCGCTGCCGTCCATCTTCTCTTGAGCGATTTTCTTGACGGCCTCCTGCACTGTTCCCGCTTCGGTTGCTGCGTTGGTGAGGTTAGTTTTTAGTCCGGCAGCATGTTTTTTTGCCTTTTCTGCGGCGTCAGCAACATTGATCGTTTCTGTTGCGAGGTCTGCAGCCTTATCTTTGGACAACCCAGTGTCCTTCATTATTTTTTCCGTCAGATCCGCGTGCTTCTTTTTTGCTTCTAGACTAGCAGCTAGGATGGTGTCTCCTGCGGCTAGCGCTGCGTTGATTTGGTTTTGTGCGTTGATTTCAGCAAGCGAGTCTGCCTTCCGTGCAGCAATTTTATTGTTCCGCTCCTGTTCGGCTGTTATTTGCTGCTCAATCTTATCTAATTGTTCGCCTGCCTTCTCGTTCGCTTCGCCGAGCGAAACGTTGATTTCTCCCATTATTTCCGCGTGCTGTGTCGTCAGCGGGATCTGCGCGCCGATCTCCCCGGTCATATCGCTCAGGGATACATTCCCTTCGTCGATTAAAGATTTAAAAGTTGTAGCACCTTGATTAATGCTCGCAAACGCGCCGCCGCTATCTCCACCGATAGCATTTAACGATGTAGCCACGTCACCCGCTGCTGTAGCTGTTGCGTCTAGTTTTGGTGCGGTATCTCCAGCAGCGGTTCCGATACCGTTAATTGATGTGGTTGCGCCTGCATTACTGGTAACCATTGCGTCAGCTGCGGCTCCAGCACCCTTGATTGCTACAGTCAATGGATTGAACCCGTTTGGCAACAAGGCGGCGACGGCACTAATTGTTTTTAAGGTATCTTGTCTAAAATCCTCAAATCCGGTAGCAGTCCCACCAAGATCAATTGTTATTGATTTTAAGCCTGCCCCCACAGCTGTGATACCCTGATTGAATAAAGTGATATCCTGCACCACGCCCTTCAGAGTAGGCGCAATGATATTTCCAATTTTTTTTCCAAACCCTGCCGCATCCACATTCTCCATTGCGGTTCCCAGCCCCTGCACTGCAGGAATTGTTTGGCTAAGAATACCGGCTGCGAATGCCGCCAACTTCCCTTGAACCGCATTAACGCTTTCTCCGAAAGTGTCGAACGTTCCAGCGTGCTCATCCATTATTGATGCAAGCGATCCCACCTTTCCTTCGGCATCCGTTAGGCTCGGAGAAAACTGAGTTAAGAGCGGAAGCAACTTGCCGCCGAGCTTCTCGCCGAAAACTTCTGATGCCGTCGCCGCGCGTGCTGTTGGGTCTTCGATAGCTGCAATTTTCGCAGCAAAGACTCCCATCTGTTCTGTCGGTGTCTTGCCTGCTAAGTCGGAAAAGGAGACCCCTAGTTTATCCATCGCTGCCTTTTGCGTCGCGCCACCGTTCGCCGCGTCCTGCATAAAGTTTTGGAGTTTATTAATCACCGTGCCTACCTGATCTCCAGACAGGCCGGCATTCTTGAATGCCGTTTCAAGCACCAACAAATTCCCTGCTGTCTCGCCGGTTCTCGCGCTAAGTTCCGAGAGTCGCCCGCCGAGATCAAGTGCTTGGCCGAAGCCATCAACTATCGCTCGGCCTGCAGAGAACACACCGTCGATGATCGCTTCGAATCCCTTTGCCGCCAAATTGCCAACGGTGAATGCAGCTGCAATTTTTTGAAAACTTGCGTCGAACATCCCTGCGGAATTTTCCGCCTTGTTTCCGGCGTTGTTTGCCGAGTTGCCGAGTTCGTCCACCTTCGGCGACGCAGCGGATGCGGCTGTGCCTGCATCGGTAGTGGCCGTTGCCATGTTCTGGATTTTCGTCTCCAGCCCTTCCAACTGCTTTATTTTGCTGAGAGACTTCTGAAATTCTTCAGCCGACATCGCCGTAGTTTTCTGCTGCGCGTCTAAAGTCGCAAGCTCGGTTTGGATATTCTTGAGCGTTTGCGCTAGGCCAGTGTCACTGGCCCCAAATTCGACTGATACGTCCGCCATATACTAGGTCAATTCCGTCAAAGTTTTCTTGCGCTTTTTTAAGATTTGCGTCATCTGATTAATCATTTTTCCGATTACAATATTTTTAGCATTCTGCACTTCGCTCTGCGGCAAAACTTGGCTCGCATATTTTGTTGCATTAGTCAGCGTCACGCGCGGATTGTTCAAGTCGCGCGAATTGTCAATAACATCAGAGTTCGGCGAGTCGTGGCGAGCGACCCATGCAGGGATTCCGCGAGTTGCGCTGCCACTTGTCACCTTGCGAAGCTCGCGAGCACACGCAGCCCAGGCAGACTTTGCCCAACCCACTTTTAGGATTTGGGAATCAACATAGTTGTCAAGCGTGGATTGATCGACAAACATTTTCTCGGTAAATCTCCATCGGCCAATAGTCCGATCACGCCCGCCAGCAGATGACATTTTGCCATTTACGAATTTGCTTTTATGGAATGTTCGCAATTCACCTTCACTAGCGTTTGGTCGGAAAAAACTTTTATCGGTGCCATATACCTTGCCGTCTTTTGTGATGAACAACCGCACATTCGGCCCCTTAGCATACCAAGCAAACCCTTCATCTTTTTCAAAATTAGCGACTCCAAAAATGCCTGCCCTTACAGTCCCGCTGCCACCCCTCCCGCGCAGATCGCGAGTAATAGATTTCTCGCCCACCTTCTTGGCCTTGTCATCGACTCCGAAAGGCTGCGTGCGACGAGCTAACTCTACGCAAAGCAATCGAGCCGATGCCACGACGGCGTCAGGGATCGACTGCTCCCGCAGCTCCGCGTATTCTTCAAGGATATTTTTCAATCCTTCTGTTTGGAATTTAAATTTTGCCATATCGCGAAAGCACGTCGTCTAATAGGGCAAGAGCGTCAACGCTGTTGCCTGCCTGCGTATTAGTCCAAACCCGCGTCTGGCCGCTCGCCATGCCGTCGCAATGCAATAACTGCAAGCCTGCTGCAAACGGCAGCTCTTCGACAATCTCTCGGAATCCCCAGCCGGTGATTTTTGCGATACGGTAAACGTATCCCGACAACCAACTGGGAGATGCTAGTTTCCCGGCGCCGAACCCTTCTGGTTATTGCCCACAGGGTGGCTGGCGCTCGCTGCGTAGGCCTTAAAGCCGTCGTTCATCGCGACTCCTACAGCGTCAAGATCGGTGTGGTGGCTGATGTTCTTCTCGATCCACACGTCCACGGCGTCGATGAATGTAGCCTTGTCGTTAACAACCGAGCGGATCGCCGGGAACGGCGCAGAATGTAGGAACGCAAACGCAGCGGATTTCCAGATCAAATCTTTTTTGTCGGAAAAGATTTCGTTGCGGTGCATCCACGATACCGACAGCGCCGTGACAGGTCGGAAGTCGAGTCCGATGATTGTTTTCGTGCCGTCGGTGATGCCTTCTTCGCGAAGGATTTCATCGTCTTTTTCGTATTCAGGTTTTACTTTTTTCATAAATTATTTGCCCGGTGTGCCGGGGTTTCCGGGCCGTCCAGGCTTACCTTTAATTGGCGCAGGCATGATCAGATTTTACTTGCCAAAAACTTGCGGTCTTCTTCGGTCGCGTCTTCGCGGATGGCAATTTGCTTGCCGTTGCGCTCGACAATGATCCGTCTCGGAGTGTTGCGAATGATGTCTACAAGCGCATCCCTATTGGCCGCGTAGGCTCGCAGGTAATTAATGATGTTCTCCGGATCGCTTTGCTCCAGTGCTTCGCCACCCTTCGTCATCCCACGGTAGATTTCATCGGCCTGCTGGCCCTTGTCGTTCAAGCAATCAAACCAAAAAACGGTTGATTCTTTGCCGTCTGCCCGAACCGTGCGAGTGACGGCGTTGCCTTCCTTTAGGCGAAATCCCAACGTCACGAGTGCGACGGCGGCTTTTAAGTTTGGCGTGTAAAAAAACTCTTCACGCTCATTTGTTGTTTCTCGGATCATATATAAAAAAGGCGGCAGACTTTCGACCGGTCTGCCAGCGGCCAGCGACGAGAAATTATTACAGCGATGGGTATTGAGTCGCCTCAATCGTTAGCGTTTTGAAGGCATCGCTGCCTTGCTCGGAGGAAACAGAATCCACAACGATCTTTCCGCCGGTCACACCGAACTCAGTGGTTGCATTGGCGATCGTGAGAAGCGATCCGACGCTGGCAGTCGCTACTCCAGTCGTGCCGTTGATTGCCCCGGCAATAGAGATCGTGGCGGTTCTGCCGTAGTAAGAAACGGCAACGATGTCGCCATCTTCGTCCATGAGTTCAGATTTGGAACTTTGAACGGAGCGGGAGAATGAAGAAAGAATAACGCCGGTTTCGGCAGTTGCGCCGAAGATGACACTCGCGGCGGTGGATGATGTGATAACGGTAGCGGCCATAACTGGCCGAAATTGTCAACTCACCAAACTATCCGACGAGCGCAGCGTGAACGGTCAGCGAGACCGAGCGCAGAAAGTGTCTGTCGTTTGATTCTTGCGCCACAGCTCCGTTGCGCAGGAGCCCGTAGACGTAGCAATACTGCGGGCGGATAGAATTTAACTTGTCGCGCAAGCCAAAAATATCGTGCGTAACGCAGAGCACTTCGCTCCACAGAGACTCTAGTGCCTGAGGATCGGAATCATCCGCTTGAACAGCGAGAACAACGTCTAAAGAAAATTGGAAAATGCCAGAGTTGGTAATACTCTCGGTCTGTCGAGTCGCCTTTACGAAGCACGCGGGCAGCGCAAAGCCGTCGAAGTTTTGCGCATTGGTAACCGTGAGCGCTGATCCCATCTCTCCTTGGATGGCAAGGATGAATGCATCGGCGAGCGCCTTCTCGAGCGTGAGCGTGACAGTCGCTGGCGGTTTAATTGTCGCAGTTGGAATTGTCGCAGGTGGGAAAAACAAGCTCATTTATTTATGTCCTCCAGAGCGAAATCCACAGAGACCGCATCCTGCGAAAGGTCGGCAGACATAACGCGAAATCTCGCGCCGTTGATCGTGAGCAAATCACCGAGATTGACGAGCTGAGTCGTTCCGTTGTAGGCCGCTGTCAGTGTCATTGCAACGCTCGCCATAAAGCCGCCGTCGCCCAGGCTGTTTTCTCTCCGAAGGTTCGTTCGATTCGCCACAAACTGCCTGCCTTCGTGTAATACGGTGATCGGCATTTCGCCGATAATGGCTGAAAGATCAGATGCGAAAATGTCGAGCAGGCTCACAAGTAGACGAACACGTCAAATTAGATCAACGACCTTGCACAGCCGCTCGTATTCGCTGTCCTTGATCGGCTTCTCTTTGCTCTGATTGTGGGTGGCATTGCTCCAGTGGATAACATCTGCAGTGATCGGATGCGAGTAGGGTGAGAAGGTCAGGCCACCGCAGTCGCAGTAATTAGGCAGCGTCTTGTAAGCGATACCGTGGCGCTGCAGGCCAGCGTGGATGAGCAGCATGGCTTCGTGCCAGTCGCGACCAGCCATGCCGTCGGCGAGCATATCGCGAAGCTTGGTTGCAAGATCAATCGCAAACGCACTGCCTTCGGGGATCCGCATCACAACTGGTGAAATGCTAGAAAGCCACGGAGAAAACGTGTAGTCTTCTAGGTCAAGTTTCACTGTGACCGCGCAATCCATCTGCACCCACACGCCGCCGTGCCGGTAGAGCGTCTCCATCGCAAAGTAATCGCTCCAATGCGCGAAGCTCCCGATGCCACCGTTAGGGATGTAGGCGTGCGGATTGCCTGCGAATCCTACGGGAGCAAGCACGTCTTTCGGTAGTTGTTCGACTTGCACACCGTCCGGCACGCCTTCAACCTTGCCTTTAACCCAAAGCGTAGGTTTGTTGCCGCTGCGTTCAAGGAGCGTGAGCGTGAGTTTTTCCATTAGCCCGAGCTTCGGGCCGATCCATACTGAATGCGTGATCATTTCCTTGTGAGAATTGTCAAGCCGTTATTGTTTTCGTAGTGCTCGAAAAGCACCCAGTGGTCGTTGTCTCGCATCCACTCTTGGATCGCGAGATTGATGCCAGTGCCGTTGTCTTCTCCAAGAATTCCGAAAGCCACCGTGTCGTGAAACGCGATATACTTTCTTGCCTGGTTGCCGTGCCGCTCTAGCTCTCCTTTGACCTGCGCGTAGGTGTGCAGCGTGTCGATGAAGAGAAGGTCGGTTGGCTCGATAACATCAGCTTCTAGCGTGCTGCCCTGCCGGAACGTCCAGTCGATTTCGAGTTGGTTCCGGATAGCGAAAACGTTGAAGAAATCGTGAAGATCGTAGCTCCTGAGAATCGCTCTAGGCTTGTCGGAGAGCCCGTGTAGGAACGAATACGTGCTCATGCCGGTGCGCACGCCGAACTCGGTGACGTGCTCGCACTGCCGCGCCAACTGAGCCAGCCGCAACATATGCTCGTTGATGTCTCCGCAAATGCCGCGGCTGCGCTGAAAGATATTATTCAGCGGCCACTTCTGCATAAACTTCGCTCCGCCGTAAGCGTATGCCGTCTCGCTGTTCTGATGCTCCACGATGCTATCGCTTTCTCTCGAGCCGTTGGTTGGGTGGTCGTGCTGCCACTCCAGATCGCGCACAGAATAAATCGGTGCTTCGAGCTGCGTGCGCACATTGAAATCATTGTCGCAGTAAACTCCGAAAAAATCAGGATGGAAGACATACCCGCGCTTGTTGTAGAGCGCCCGGGAGACCACCGGATGGCACATGAGACCGTCTTGCCGCAAGGAGTCGGGAACGTAGCAAGCCCATTTTGTTTCGGGGTCTGGAAGCTTGCGCAGCTTGGTATCCCATCCCTGCGGTGGCGTGAGATCGTCGGCAATCACGACCAAGATATGCCCGGTCGAAAACTCCGCGCAGATATTCCAGTTTGCCACGCTCGACGATGCCCACGCTGGCGGTGGGGGAGTGCACGACCAGTAAACCTCCTCCTCCGTTGTCGTGAATGCCTTGATACTCTCCATGTCGTCGCTTTGAATCCCGAAAATATGCTCGACATGATCGGCATCGTCGGCTCGGTCAAGCCAAGTCTTGCGTGTTGCGAGTGCGCGTTCGGGCGTGCCACGGGTGGCGTGGAGTAGGCTTAGGATTTCCATTTTGTTAGTTTTTCAAATATTTCTTTTGCGCGGGTTGATTCTTTCGGGTCGTTGACTCTCGCATAGGTTTCGTCGGTCGGAATATTCTCGAAAGCCGGGTGGTGATGGACGCAAACAATATCGCGAGCATCAACAATCGCGCCAGCCTTCGCGGCACGAACGGTGAACTCTGCGTCGCTGTATTGGTTTCGGAATGCTGGGTTGAATAGTCCGTGGCGCTCATAATATTTGCGAGTGATGATTGCCATCGCCAGCAACTCGTCGGTTCGGTGGCCGTCAGAAATATGTAGCACTTTTTCCTTCGAAATGTCTAGGCAGCTTTCGAGCATGTCGTCCCACCCTGGTGGGCATTCAAAGTCATCGGAGAACTGCACAAGAATATCTCCGGTGCTGTGCTGGGCTGCCAGGTTCCAAGCGCCGACAGAAAAACCGTCCGGATCTTGGCAAACACCCGCGAATCGTTGCAGTAATGCTGCAGACTCGTCGTCAGAATCAACCGAAAACAGGTGCTCCACCCGCTCTGGCTTGCTTGCGCGGGTTAGCCATAGGTTCATGTTTTGCGCGGCCTGCAGCGGCCTCCCACGCGTAGCGTGCAGCAACGAGATGCGGGGACGTGGTGCTGCGTCGAGCACCTGCATCTCGAGCTTAAATGCCTCTTCTTTTTTACCTGCCATTCTAAGCGCCCACGCTCGGAGCTGTTTGGCCTTGCCGCCATAATATTCGGCCTTGTGCGTCCACTGCGTAAATGCCGGCACTGGTATTTTATCCATCTCATCGAGTAACGCCAGCGACTCGGCCGGCTTGCCTGCGTCCAGCAGGATCGAAGCCTCAAGCGCGACAGCTTCGCGGCGTTCAGGATCGAGCTTGCTGGCAGCTTGCGCAAAGCGGAGAGCGGAGTCTCCATCCGTCATGTTGCTCATATTCATGAGCGTTTCGTATTTGTGAACACCGTCGAGTCCCTTCATCGCTAATGCTTCGGCTCCGTAGCGCAGCGAGAGATCGCGTTGGTTGGTGATCATTTTTTCGTAGTGCAGGTAGAATTTCCAGTGCGGAGCAAATTGATCTTGCCACTCCAAGATCCGTTGGTTGCGCTCGTTGCTTTTGCGTTGACCGAGCGGCGGCATGTGGTGGATCTCAACATCTCTGCGCATGTGAATCTTGATCGTTTTCGTTGGGTGGACGTTCTCGTGCACGGCGCGCCACCACCACCCGGTGTGATAACGGAAAAACCGCTCCCGGGGAGCGCGTTTGTTTTGTTCTGGGATAACGTAGTCGCTTAGAATCCAGTCGCACTCAGGCGGGCAGTCTCGCAGCGCCTTGAGCGTTGGCTCCACCATGTTGTCTTTGAGCACGTCGTCGCAGTCCGCCCATGTAACCCAACCGTTCTCGCCTGCCAGATCGTAGGCTTTCTCAAATGCCATATTTCTCGCAGCGGCGAAGTCATCGAGATGCGGCCAATGCCGACAGAGTGGCGAGTTGAGATACTCGCCGGTGTAGCACCCAAGCGCCTTGGCAATGCTTTTCGTCTCGTCCGGTTGCAGTGATCCCACGGCGCGAATGATAACAATTTCATCGCATACTTTTTGCAGGGACTTAACGCATCGCTCGATGCGCTCAGCTTCGTTGCCGCATATCAAGCCTGCGACAAGGCGGGGTTTTTGGTTCATGTCTGATTGGGTGGTGATGTCAATAACAAAAAACCCACCCTTTTTCAAGGGTGGGTTTTTGGTATGAACAACCAAAACAACCAATACCACAAACACCAACGCCAGCGCCTACAGACCAGTCGTGATGCGAATGATCGAGCTGCCGTCAACAACCTTCTCGGAGACGTGCTGGCGCACGCGCAGAACGTTGCTACGGCGGGCTTCGTCGCGATAGGTCTCAGTCACAAAAGGAACTGGGGAGTCGGCACCCCAGAGGATCGAGCGGCCAAATCCGCCAGCGGCAAACTCGCCACCAGCCACGTAGCCGAGAGCGATGTAGCTGTCGCCCCAGATGAACGATCCGCTGTAGCTCTGACCTTTTTTCGCACTGTTTTTAGGAGCGCGACCGACGAGGACCTGATCGACTCCGACCGCCTGAGCGACCTCTTGCTCGGAGAGCAAACGAGTGCTGTTAGTGGCGACGACGCCGAACATTTGGTTTTGAACTTTGGTCGAGCGGCGAACACGCTCAAACAGTGTGGCCGAGAGCACCAGCGTGTTTGGAAGCACGCCGTATTTAGCGAGCTCCAACTTGCCAGCGGCAACGTCAGCGGGAAGGTCGAAGGTCGTGATATTCGCTTCGGAGTAGGCGGCAGTTGCGCCGGTTCCTGAGATAGCGGTGATGCCGTTGGCTGCGTAGGTGAGAGCAGCGACGCGGGCTTCGTGGCCAATTTGAATTTGGCTGAGAAGCATGTCGGCGACCGCAACTTCGACGTCTAGGAAGCGAGCGAGATCACGCTGCGTTGCGTCGGGCAGAACTTCCTCAAGACCGTATTCGGTGGTGGCAAATGTGTCGGAGACAAACTTGCGACTTACGCGGGGATAGGCGCTGCCTGCGGCGATCTTGGTGGCATCGTCATTCAACGCTTCGGACTGACCGAGATTGATTTTGAGATACTCGCCCGAGCGAATATCGGCCACGTAGATCGGCATCACTTCTGCGCCGATGAAAAGGTTTTGCTTGTTGGAGCGGCCTTCGTAAACGGCCTGTGCGATGTCTCCGCGAATTGTAGTAGAAGATACCATAGTAGTGGGTGTTAGAGTTTGACCGCGTATTCGACGATGTCGCCGGTTGTGCCAGAGTTGATGGCGGTGCCGAGTGTCAGGCCGGATGTAACGAGCGTGCCAACGATCACTCCGCCGGTGGTGGCGAATACGTTGGATCCCGCTGTGACTGGGCCTGGGGATACGACCCCAAATTGAGTTGGATGGAAGAGTTTGACCGCACCGACCCCGGTGGCGGCGACGTCTTCTTGAGTCACACCGATGGCTTCGCCAGCGGTTACCAGAGCGGCTCCGGCATTGTCTCCGCTAATGCGGACGAGGGTGTTCGCAGAGATCGCCGAAGCGAACGAGAGACTGCGAAATGTGTTGTCGATTTGTGTAGCCATATAGTGGGATTTAGAAATTGAGCTGATTGGAATCGCGGAGTGCGATGTATTCGGCAGGGTGGTTATTCATTGCGAATTTGATAGCGGCGGTGCGGCTACCGAGTTCGCCGGTTTTCTTCTCGATCACTTTCTTGAGATCGATCGCTTCGTCGGATTTACCGACGGCAGCGGCGGAACCTTTCATGGGAGCGGCTCCGAAGGTTTTAATCACCGTGTCAAGCTTGGAGTTGAGAGCGGAGAACTGAGCAGCCATTGCGCTCTCTTCGTCCTTTTTCTCTTCAGCCATCTCTTCTTTAGGCATCTCCTCCATTTTGCTCTTGTAATCGCCGAAGGCGGTTTCAAGGGCGGCCAAGCGAGAAACGATATCAGCGATGCTGATCTCGTCTTCTCCGTTTTCGAGTTCCGGTTTGGGTGCGTCTTCCATTTGTTGGGAAAATTTGTCAACTCGCGAAGCCCGTGCTTGGAACGAAAACAATCCTGTGGCGTTAGCTGCCGGGGTCTGAACGATCGCTGCGGCAAACAACTCTTCGCAACTCGCGAACCGCTTGCCGTCTATCTCGCGGAGCGGCCCAGCAAACTCAATCGAAACGCCGAACGCGTCGGGAAGCTTCTCAGAAATCTCGTAGACATACTCGCGGTGCGGCGATGACTTGAGCAGATTGATATCGGCAAGAAGCTTCTCGCCGACGATGCGAAAATTGTCTGCGTAGCCTACGATGCCTTCAATGTCGGCACCGTGGTTAAGATTGACCTTGACTCCGCCCTTATACCCTTCTGCGCAAGCCTTGACTTCGCGCAGGGTCTGCATGTCCACATACATGTCGTGCCCACGCGCTTCGCCCACGCTGATGATTGAGACGCCTTCGATGATATCCATGCCGTGGCGCGGATGTCAAAATAGGGAAGGTCTCCCGCCGCTAGTTGCCTCCCCCTTTTTCTAATTAGTTCGACAACCGGCGATCTCGACACATGCCGAGCGGAATCCCACGGGAGAGCGCAAGTGTCGTTAGGGCTGGAACCGACGTCAAGAAAATGTTTCGGAATCTAGGATGAACCGCTCTAGTGCTGCCTGTGCGAGCGCACGAATCTCAGCTTCATTTTCTTCGATGCAGCCCACGAGTTCGAATGCGGTTGAGACTTGCGGCTTGATTCGGGATGCGGAGAGATTATGCGTGCAGCCAATTATATCGGTGGTCGCACCGATATGTTGCGACGGTGCCTGCAGGCCGATGCACGCCTGCGTGCCTGGGCTGGTTATGCAAGCGGAGATGCGAATCTCGACCGACGAGCCGACGATACTGGCAACGACTCCGTTGACGCGGACGATGACTGGCGACTTTTCGTATCGTCCGAACCTGCCAAAGTTGCCGCTTTGGTCGGGAGTGATTACTGGCGGCGGCGGCGGTGGACCGCCCGGTGTTTGAAGCAATCCCTGCGAGCCGATCGACAGCGGCGTTGGGCTTGGTAGCAAGCCCTGCGTGGCTATGAGCAGGCTGGTAAGAATTGTCATCAGTCGCGGCTCACTGTTGTCGTCGTTGTCCCGTCACCGCTGATCGTTTGCGCGATGGCGCCAGCAGTGCGGCTCGTTGGCGTGACGGTGAGGGTCTCGCCGTCTTTGAGGCCGTGGATCAAATACATCTCGTCGATCTCTGAGCCGAGAGTCCCTGCGGGATGGTTGTTGCGGGTGATGAGCGGATCGCGAACTGTGGTGAGTTGATACTCGTCGCCTGCGGTTGGGATGTTGCACCAAGGGGTGTCAACGGTTGCCGTGTTTGTGCCGGTGTCGTAGATC